CAACCACAGAAGGAGAACAAGTGTCAGACACTACCGTTCCAGAAGTTGCTCCTGCCGCAGAAACGGTAGAGGCTGCAAAGGTTGAAGTTAAGGCTGCAACAGCACCTTACATTTCAACAACTGTTCGTAACCCAATCGTTGATAAGGCTTCTTATCTCGAGCACTCAGTCCGCGCCTCACTTGGCAACGACACATCAAAGATGTATGTTGCAGCAGCAGCAGACACAACAGACAACGCTGGTCTAGTACCAACACGTCAGTTAACAGAAGTCATTAACGGCATCTCAAATGCAGACCGCCCAATTATTGACTCAGTTTCTCGCGGGGCTCTACCTGATGCAGGTATGACTTTCGAGATTCCAAAGATTACAGTTGCTCCAACAGTTGCAGTCGCGGCTGAAGCAGGAACTCCATCAAACACAGATATGAACTCAGCGTTCGTATCAGTAGATGTCAAGAAGTACATCGGGCAGCAAGTATTCAGCCTTGAAATTCTTGATCGTTCATCACCAGCGTTCTTCAACGAGCTAGTTCGTCAGATGGAATTTGCATACGCAAAGGCAACAGATGTTGCAGTTGGGACTGCACTAATCAACGGCGGAACAGACGGCGGAAACCGCGCAGCACTTACAACAGGCGCTTTAGTATCTGATTTCGTTTCAGATGCAGCAGTTTCTATTTACAAGGGAACTCTCGGGTTCGCACAAAACATCATCGTATCTCCAGAACAATGGGGCGCTCTTATGGGCTTGGTCGATTCTTCAAATCGCCCAATCTTCACACAGACAATTAACCCACAGAACGCTGGCGGAACTTTGACAGCTACCGCAATTCGCGGAAACCTTCTTGGTTTGAACCTTCGCGTTTCAACCGCTTTAACAGATGGTTCAGGTCTCGGAGATAACACACTTCTTGTCGTTAACCCAGATGCTTACACATGGTACGAGTCACCACGTCTCTCACTTCAGACAAACGTGATTTCAAGCGGCCAAGTACAAGTTGCTTATTACGGCTACGGAGCCGTGGCGACAAAGCTAGGTGCTGGCTCATACCGATTCATGGTTGCATAACCAAAACTAATCATGGGGGGACGGGTGCTCCCGCTCGTTCCCCCAGTCGTTTAATAGAGAGGATGTAGAGATGGCTTCAATAGTTACAGTTGCAGAACTAAGGTCTATTCTTGGTGTCTCTACATCCCTTTACAATGACGCATATTTAACGGATGTCATAGATACAGCTGAGGCAGTGATCTTACCTATGCTGGTTAAATACGCATCGCCAATTTCATCAGTAGAGCTTGAAAGCAATATCGCAACATATCGCGTACTCGGTGACAATAACTTCACGGCAGGCCAGAGCGTAGTCATCACAGGCTGCGGCTCCCCATTTAACGGAACATTTACGATTTTAGAATCCAGCAACATTGATGCTGAAGGATTTATCGCACAAACAGATTCCCGCATCTTCGTAGATGCAATTTATGCAGAATTCACAGGTTATTTCACAGTAGCCATTACTAACGCTGATATTAACCAGCGCAAGGTAATCCCATCAGGATTGGCAACTCTTTCAGGCGCTTCTACTTATGTAGGCAATAGCGCAGTCGAGTCAGCAGTCCTAGCCGTATCAGTAGAAGTATTCCAGTCCCGCATTGCTCCAGGTGGACAAATTGAGGGAATCGACTTTACAAACGTAAGTCCTTATCGCCTAGGGCGCAGTCTATTCAATCGTGTATCAGGACTCTTAGGGGCATACATCGACACCGATTCAATGGTGCAGTAATGCCAGCATCCACAATTCTCGACACAGTACGAACACCACTAGCGACAGCTTTTGCAAACGTAGCAGGCAACGTCTATGCCTACGTTCCAGAAGCTCCTATGGTTCCGTTCGTGGTTACAATCCCGGATTCGCCCTATCTTGAATTAGAGACTATTAACAAGTCAACGCTTCACATTAAAATTAACCTTGTCATCTCAGTGGCAGTTGCATATAACAGCAACCCTGCATCGCTCGACAATCTCGAGCAGCTCGTAATAAATGTTCTGAAGGTGATCCCAGCAGGGTACACAATCGGAGCGGTTGAAAAACCAACAGTAACTCAAGTCGGGCCTTCTAACGTGCTGGTCGCAGATATCAGAGTTTCCACTTACTACACACAAACAAACTAAGGACAAAAAATGGCAACTAAGGTCTTAACAGGTCGCGATGTTTCCTTGTCTTTTTCAGGTTCACTGGGAACAGACATCGATGCTCAAGCACTTTCAGCAACTCTAACAAAAACAATGGATCGTCAAACTTACCAAACACTCGATGGTGAGGCTTATAAGACAGTCAATGTTGAAGCTGAATTTACAATGGAAATTTTGGCAGACTGGGGCAAAACATCATCAGTATGCGAAGCTCTTTGGGCTGCAGCAGATAACACACCAGATTCGACTTTCACAATTACAATGACTGTTGAAACAGGTCACACTTTCGCGTTCGACTGCTTACCAGCATACCCACAACCTGTGGGCGGAACTGGAGCAGATGCACAGACTGCAACTTTTACTTTTAAAGTATCAAAGGGCGCAGTAACAGAATCACTATAAGAATAGAAACGGGAGCAAATAATGCAACAGCAAATAACAATTAAATATATAGATGGATCCGAAACCACTTACATGGTTTGTCCTCCAGATTACGCCCGCTGGGAAATGACCACTAAAAAGGTTATCTCTCAGTTCGGCGGAATGTGGGACATCCTTTATGTCGCTCACAGCGCCATGAAGCGTGAGACAGCAGGCAAGCCAACCAAGACACTTGATGTCTGGATGGAGTCAGTTGCAGACGTTGAAGTAGGTGAGGGCGACCCAAAAGTCATCCAAGAGGAAGCGTAAGCCGACTCTTGGTTGAACTGGCAATAGCCACACAGATTCCTATGGATCACTGGCAAACTGCCGAAGATATTCTTACAGCTATAGAAGTACTGGAGGCGCGTAATGGCAAGTGAGTTAGTAGCACTTGACCAGACTGAACTGCGCCAAGTATTCAAGGCTCTTAAGAATATGGGTGAAGAAGCTAACGATGAGGCCAAGCGTCAATCAGGCGCTTTAGCTGAATTCGCTCGTGCTGAAGTTATTCAAACTGCAAGCAGAGGTAATAACACTAAAGTTTCAGGGCGTATTGCTCAAGGCTCTAGGGTTAAGAAATCAAGCCGCATTGGTGAGATTACTTACGGCTTCGCTTCTCAGAAGTTCTCAGGTGGAGCAACCACTAAAGATATCTGGGGCGGTTCAGAATTCGGATCTAACAAGTTTAAGCAGTTTCCCGTATGGTCAGGCCGTGAAGGTCGAGGCTCTAAGGGTTGGTTTATCTATCCAACTCTGCGAAAGATTCAACCGCAGATTGTGGCTAGATGGACTGAATCATTCGACAAGATTCTAAAGGAGTGGAGCTAATGGCTACAGGTACTAGAGCGTTAACGCTCAAGCTTCTTGCTGACGTTGATAACTTCACTAAGAATCTTGATAAGGCAGATAAAGACGTTGCAACCTTTGGCGATAAAGTTTCAGATTTTGGCAAGAAGGCTGGACTGGCTTTTGCAGCTGCTGGAGCGGCAGCCGTTGCCTATGCTGGCAAGTTAGCCATCGATGGCGTTAAGTCAGCAATCGAAGACGCAGCAGCTCAAACTAAACTGGCGCTCACTCTTAAGAACGTTACTAAGGCTACTGACGCGCAAATAGCCGCAACTGAAGATTATATAACCAAGACTTCTCTAGCCTTTGGCGTTACAGATGAAGACCTTCGCCCATCCCTAGAACGCCTTGCAAGGGCTACTGGAGACGTCGAGAAGGCTCAGAAGCTACAAGCAGTCGCACTAGATGTTTCAGCAGGCTCAGGCAAGTCCCTAGAGGCTGTAACTAACGCTATGGCTAAGGCGGCTGAAGGTAATACTGCGGCGCTTGGCAAGTTGGGAATCGGCTTAACCTCTGCTCAATTAAAGACTATGAGCATGGATGAGATCACAGCAAAACTTGCTGACACCTTTGAGAACCAGGCTTCAGCCAAGGCAGACACATTCCAGGGTAAGTTAACCCGCCTTCAGGTTGCCTTTGATGAAGGCAAGGAAACCGTAGGCGCTTATATCCTAGATGCAATTACTCCTATGGTCAACCTCATTGTTAATAAAGTAATCCCGGCAATTCAGGACTTTACTAGCAACATCGGGGAAAAGCTTCAACCAGTTCTCAAAATAATTCAACCAATCATTAATGGACTTAGATCAGCATTTAACTCAGTCAAGGATTCACTAGTTGAGAACAATGACGAACTTCAACCTTTCTATAATTTCATGAAGGCTATCTATAACTTTGCTAAGGATTACTTGGCTCCAATCATAGGCAAAACTTTAGGTGCGGCCTTTAGCGTTTTCGGCGATATTATCGCTGGCTTAATCAATACCTTTGCAGGATTCGTTAATACTCTTACTAAGATTTATAACACCATTAAGTCAATTATCGACGCTATTAAGGGCGCTGGTTCAGCGGTAGGTAACTTCTTCTCTGGAGCTTCTTCTACTGGCAGCGCAAATTTTAGTAATGCAGGATTAACGACAAGTTCTATTCCTACTATTGATGAGTCAGATGCCCGCTTACGAGCGTTCGCTGGAACTAGCACAAACATCACAGTTAACGGCGCTATTGATCCAATATCTACAGCTCGACAGATAGCCAATATCCTCAACTTAGAGGCTACCAGTGCTGGGAGTTTCAGCGGACTAGGTGTCTCAAGGGCTTATCTAGCATGACCTGGAAGCCAAACGGAACTGTACTAATTGATGGGGTGGCTTACACTAACAATACTCTTTGGAATGTTCAGATTACTTATGGTCGCTCAAACGTAATCGACCAGTCTCGAGCAGGCTTTGCAAGTGTCCAGTTATTATCGACAAACGGAACACATTACAACGTTGACCTTAACGATAGTGTGGTTATTAAAGTAAAAAACTCTAGTAACGTAGATGTAACAGTATTTACCGGCAAGGTCACAGACGTTAAAAGTGATATAAACTCATCCGGCGCTATTGGCACAACAGTCATCACAACCGTTACCGCCGTTGCTCCTTTTGGTCAAATGTCTCGTATTGTTATCGGAGACACTGCTTATCCTAAAGAATATGACGATGATCGCATGACTCGTATTCTTACTGAGGCTGGAGTCACTATTGAAGTTGTAGATACTCCAGGTGTCTATGAATTTACTGCCAGGTCTGCAAACCCTACAGATGCCTATACCCTGGCTACTTATTATGCTCAGATGGCTTTTGGCTATGTCTATGAAACTACAGCTGGAGAGGTTGGCTATGCCAATGAATCTCACCGACTTAATGATGTCCAGGATAACGGCTACTGGACTATTCCTGAAAACTACATTCTTTGGAGTGGCGTATCCTCAAACCGCACCCTGTACAATCTAGTAAATTCTGTTCTTTTAACCTATAAGGCCAATGCAACGGTAACTTCCTCGGATGCAACATCAATAGCGACTTATGGGCTGGTGGATTCTAAGGTCAGTACAGAACTAGAGAACTCAGGTGAGGCTCAGTATCAAGCAGACCGGTATGTAGACATAAGAGCAGTTCCCCAGACTAACCTGTCACAGTTTTCGGTCATGCTTGATTCCTCATATATGAGCAATGCAAACCTAGACTTATTCTTAACTATTTATATGGGAAAGCCCATACAAATCCTTAACCTTCCTAATGCCCTAATCGACTCAGTGTACAAAGGCTTTGTCGAGGGCTGGACTTTATCGTTTAACAGTGTTCAAGCCAGTATCACCATCATCTCTACTGACTCATCCCTAAGCATCGTGCCTACTCGCTGGCAGGATGTCTCGGCGTTGCAAAAGTGGAGTGACGTGGGCGCTACTGTACAATGGTTCCAATACGAATAAGGAGTATCAATGGCAACATCAACCTACTATGGCTGGGACGAGCCTAACGACTCGGACTACGTTAAAAATGGCGCGCTTGCTATGCGCACCCTTGGCGACGATATCGATACGACCCTTAATCAAATTGAGAACTTCAAAGGCTTAATCGTCCATCCATTCCTACTCATGGGAGCATAATCAATGGCAACAACAACCTATAAGATCCTCGGACAATCAGCGCCATCCTCAACGTCAAATGCTGATTTGATTACCGTTGGAGCTTCTAAGTCTCAAATCGTTTCGACTCTTAATATCGCCAATTCAACTTCTACAGATGCAACTTGTCGCGTATTTGCTCGAATCGCTGGAGCTGCTGCTGCAACCACAAATGCAGTGCTTTACGATGTAACAGTGCCAGGTAACGGCTTCTTGTCTTTGACTCTGGGAATTACTCTTGCTGCGACTGACGTATTAACAGTTCGCACAGGAACAGCCAACGCGCTTACTTTTACAGCATTTGGAACGGAGCTTGCATAATGGGAGTCACACGTTACCCAGGAGCAACAAACCGTCAAGTAGATTTCAATTCTAGCGGTAGTTGGACTTGTCCTACTGGAGTTTATTCAGCTGAATTTCTTGTAATTGGTGCTGGTGGCGCAGGCGGGGGAACGTCCGTGTCAAGCGCTACTTTTTACGCAGGCGGCGGCGGTGGCGGTGGGGGAGCTGTTAAAAAAGTCAATCTCACAGTGACTCCTGGAACAACTTATACAATTACAGTCGGTGCTAAAGGTAGTGGTGGCAGTGCGGCTGTTGGTGGTAATGGCGGCTATAGTGAAGTTCTGAATGGTGCTACAACTCTTGTCAGAGCTTACGGCGGTCAGGGCGGCGGCGCTTGTATTTCAGATGCTTCGACCATGCCTACGCTTTCAAGAACAGTTGCAGGTGGTGGTGGAATTGCAACCACTGCAACCACTTCACCAAACCAACATGGTTCAGGCGGTGGCGGGGCAGTTAATGGAGCCAGCGCACATACATCGACAACAACTGGTGGAGCTGCAAACTTGCTCGGTGGCGCAGAAGGAACAACTCCACCTAACTTTAACAATAACGCAACTAACTTTGCCAATGCTTTTGGAACTGGTGGCATCGATGGTTATGGTGCTGGTGGATCAGGTGGAGTAGCTACTACTACAAATACTCGTAACGTGGCTGGCTCATCATATTTTGCAGGCGCAGGCACTTATTTAACTTCAACTGGCGCTACAAATGGCTCAAATGCTATTGCCAATACTGGCGCAGGTGGAGGCGGGGGAGCTTCTTTTCTTTCAATAACTTCAACTGCAGGCGGTAATGGATCAGATGGATTAGTGAGAGTGGTGTACTTTGGCTAAATATGCAATTATTGAAAATGATGAAGTAGTGAATGTAATTGTTGCTGACTCTAAATTCTTAAAGGAATCAAAAATCAAAGCAGTAGAGTGCAACGATGAAGTCTGCCCTGGTTGGACATACATTGATGGTGAATTTTTAGCCCCTGAAAGAATTGTCTATGTCCCCGAAGCTCTGTAAAGCTGGACAGCAACTAAGGCTGCAAATCGATGATACTTACGTCTCAAGGGATAAGACCAGCGACGGCTGGATTGGCGATTACCGTCATTCACAACGTCCTTCTGACCACAATCCTGATGAACAGGGTATCGTCCGAGCCATTGATATTGACAGGGATCTCTCTGGAAAAACAAAGCCAGACCTCATGCCTGATCTTGCGGAGCAGATTCGACTCTG